AGACCACTTGTGTCAACCATGGGATTGTGAGTCTAGGAATCACAGTGTCATAGTAATGGATAGAGTAAGTTCTAGTCCATGGCTGTGTAAGATAGACAACGAATTTTACAAAGCTAAGTATATGTTTACAGTTGACTATACTGACAGTGACATAGCAGATGACCCTGCACAGCATAAACAATCACACGTAATGTACTTGATTGATGCAGGTAAATGGACAGGTAATATTGTAGCCTTGCCGAATAACAGAGTAAGAGCCACAAGTCCTGCTTTATGGGTTACAGGTGAAGGTGCTCCTGATTTTACACCGTCACAGTGGACACACTCAGCAGAGTCACATGAGTCTTACTTAGACCCATATACTACATTTAATAATCTATACGAGGATAGAGATGGCAGTAAAAAAAGCAAAAGCAACAATAAAAAAAGTAGCAAGTAAATTAAAGAAAGCTAGTCAAGCCCATGCAGGTCAAGCAAAGGCTTTGTCTAAAATAAAGTTAAACAAAGGCGGGAGTACAGTAAACAGTGCTGGGAATTATACTAAACCATCCATGCGTAAGCGATTATTTAGCCAAATCAAGTCGGGTTCAAAGGGTGGTGGAGCTGGACAATGGTCTGCGAGAAAAGCCCAAATGCTTGCCAAACAATATAAAGCCAAAGGTGGAGGATACCGTGGATAGATGCGAGACTTGTGAATGTTACGATTGTGACTGCGAAGAATGTAACTGTGAATGCCATGAAGAGCAGGTAGCAGAGAAAGGTAATGATTGAGTTTGTGTTAGTGTTTATGATGGGATTAAGAGTAGTAGACCAAACACAAACCTTCCAAGATATAGATAGATGCTTGTACTTTGCAGAAAGATTACACGACCAACCTTCAATACCACAGAAAGAAGGACCTAATCTACAGATTACAGCATACTGCAAACCAATAAGGAAAAGATAGAGTGAGCATTACAAGTTATCCACAACTCATGGGAATGGGTGGAGGTGTAGGTTATTATCCTTACTTCTTACAAGTATCACGTGGACTTGTTGCTGGACACAAGCGTGTATTCAAATTTGGATATAACGGAGAAATACAAAACGTAGAAGAAACTATTTGGGATGTAGGTGGTTTATATGCTTACCCATCTAGTGCTGTAACAATGACAGCAACTAGTAGTGCTGGTGCTACAGATGAAAATGTACAGGTAACTATTGAAGGGTTAGATGCAAGTTACAATGAATTATCTGAAACAGTAACACTTAACGCATCAGGAACTGCAACAACAACAGGTAGCTTCTTACGAGTATATCGTGCTTTTGTTGCAAGTGGTACAGCATCTGCAGGTAACATTACAATTGCAAATGGTGGAACAACTTACGCTTATATAGCTATTGCTGACCAACAGACTTTGATGGCACTATGGACTGTACCTGCAGGTTATACAGCTTATTTGTTTCAGATAGATACAACAGCATTTACAGTACAGAACAATAAAGTTGCTACGATAAGAATGTTGACAAGAGAACTAAATAAAGTATTTCGTACTCAACAAAAGTTTGATTTATTTGAAGGCTCGTATCATCAGGATATTACTTGCCCACAACCTATACCTGAGAAAACAGATATTGAGTTCCGTGCAATAGCAGATAGTTCAAATGCTGACTTACGAGTGTCAACAACTTTTGATATTATTTATATAGAGAACTAGAATGGAAGTAAAGAACCGTACCGTAGCGTTAGAACTTACCACAGGTAATAGTGATATCTATACTGTTCCATCTAACTATGAAGCAGAAGTATATAGCATATTTATAAGCAATGCTAGTTCATCTAATGTTACTTTCAGCTTAGATTGGTATGATAGCCAAACAACAACTTTTTTTACTATTGCTGAAACAGTAGAACTACTAGGTAATTCAATGCTTCAGATAAATAGCGAACCGTTTTGGTTATACAAAGGAGATAAGTTAAGAGGATTAGCAAGTGCAGGTAGTGCAGTAACAGTATCTGTTCGTGTAAAAGAATCCTATATACCACAAAGGAATTAAACAATGTTGGCAGAATTAGCTGCAGCAAACGCTGCTTTCAGTGTTATAAAACAATTCGTGTCCAACGGTAAAGAACTGAGTGGATGTGCAAAACATATAAGCGATTTTGTATTCTCTAAAGAAGAATTAGAAAAGAAGGCAAAGAAAAAGAAAGCTAAAGGTGTAGGGGGTTCAGACCTAGAAGAGTTCATGGCTCTTGAGCAGATAAAAGAAAAAGAAGAAGAACTCAAGAAGATGATGATATATCTAGGCAGACCCGGATTATGGCAAGATTGGCAAGCCTTCCAAGCTGAAGCACGTAAGTCTAGACGTTATCAAGAAAAGATGGCAGAGAAGCGTCAACAAGAACTAATGGAATATGTAGGCTACGGAATAGCATTTATAGTTGTTATATTCTTTGCAGGACTGTTAGCATGGGCTGCAGGTAAATGGGTAGGAAGATTTTGAGTCCGTGTGTAGGCATCTGCAAGTTACAAGGAAATGTCTGTACAGGATGCTTTAGAACAATAGAACAAATAAAGGAAGCGTATGAGAGCACCACAAAAATCCCTAGCAAATTGGACAAAACAAAAGTGGCGAACTAAAAGTGGGAAGCCTAGTACACAGGGGAGTAAAGCAACAGGTGAACGTTATTTACCTGAAAAAGCAATTAAGGCTCTTAGTCCCAGTGAATACGCCGCCAGTACGGCTGCTAAACGAAAAGCAACTAGAGCAGGTAGACAGGTATCTAAACAGCCCAAAAAGATTGCTTCAAAAACGGCGAGATTTAGATGAGAAAATACGAATTTTATCTCGCTTTAGCGAAACCCTTCCAAAAGGTAGGAAACTATCTAATGCTAAAGCACGTAAAGGCTCTGAGACAGTGGCAAGCAAAACAAGGAAGTAGACAAGAAAGACTGTAATGGAAAAAGATAAAAAGATAGTTAATCTAGATATAGGCTCTAACAGTTTTGAATTAGCTTTAAGAATATTAGGCAACGAGTTTGTTGCTATAAAAATAGGGTCAACTAATTTTTCTGGTAAACTTATAGCAGGTGGAATATTATTATTATTTTTTACCTTAGTCTTACTAGAAGGATTTGGTTTAAATGAGATTTTAATACAATGACAGTTGAAACATTTCTGAAGTGGAAGATTCTACCAAGACTAATGATGCTTGCAAGCACAGTAATGTCATGGAGATGTGCAGAATGGTTTATGGAACTTGATGCACCAACAGCGGCTCAGTCAGCTTTCGTGTCAGTAGTTATGGGTGTGATGACAGGTGTCTTTGGCATTTGGATGGGTCACGAACATAAAGGAGATAATCATGTTAACAGCGTTGATAGGACCAATCGCAAATCTCGCTAGTTCTTGGATGGACAGCAAGGTTGAGAAGGTTAAAGCTGAAGGACAGGCAAAGGTAGCACAAGCTAAAGCTAAAGCAGTTGTAGCTGAGAAGGTAGCAACAGGCGAAGTTGAATGGGAAAAGTCTATGGCAGATGCCACAGATAATTCATGGAAAGACGAATTTGCCTTGACAGTTTTACTTTTACCTGCTATACTAGTGTTCATTCCTAGCATGACAGAATATGTAAGAACAGGGTTTGAGGTATTGAATACACTACCTGAGTGGTATCAATATCTTTTGTTTATAGCAATTAGTGCATCGTTTGGTATTAAGGGTGCAGGTCAGGCTATGAAGATTATGAGGAAGAAATAATGTTTACTTGGTTTAAAAACTTATTTATACATTCTAGCGGAGACTTATCTAAGCATAGACTACACACAACCAAGTATCAAGACTTGTGCATGTAAAGGAAGACAATGAACTTAATAAAACTACAAGATGAAATAGCAGACGATGAAGGTGTTAAGTACGAAATATATAAATGTTCAGAAGGGTATCCTACAGGGGGTATTGGACATCTGATTACAGAATGGGATGAAGAGTACTACGAAAAACCCATAGGAACAAGGATTCCACATGAACAAGTGGATGATTGGTTTGCGAAAGACATAGAAACAACTATAAAAGATTGTAAACTATTGTTTTCGCAATTTGATAACTTGCCTGCAGAAATACAGCATGTATTAGCTAATATGTGTTTCCAATTAGGTAGACCTCGTTTATCTAAATTTA